GGCAAGCTCGGCGTCCAGTGCGCGCAGGAAGCCGCTGCCGGGCGCGCGGCGTAAATCGTTCCAGCGGCGCGGGCCGTCCCGGTAGGCGGCATCGTCGGCCTCGCGGATGCGGTCAGCCCGGCGGGCGATGCGGTAGCCCTGGCGCAGGACGGCGTAGACCTCGCGGGGCATGCAGCGGTCGGTGGCCATCACTCCACCTCCGCACGCAGGGCGCGCAATTCAGCGATCTGGCGGCGGGCCGTGGCCCGGAAGCGCCGGGCGACACCGGCATGGCCGAGGCGGGCCAGCTTCTTCGATCCGTAGTAGCCGAACCGGATCAGGCTGATCAACTCGGCGCTGCGGGCGTCCCGGTAGCCCCGGCGGATCGCCGCGTACTGCTGCCGGGTCATGCTGCGGTCGGCGGGCATCAGGCGGCCTCCCGGTGCATCTGGCGAACGGCTCGGCTGATCGCCTTGACGGCTCCACCCTCACGGGCCTGGGCGCAGGCGGCCTTCCTGGCGGCGTCCTTGGCGACCCGGCGGCGGCGATGCTTGGCGGTGACCGCCTCAGCGGTGGCCCGGTCCTTCTTGCCCCGGCTCTTCCTGCTGGCGTTGTCGGCCATGTCCATCTCCCCGTAGGTGCCTCCGTGGAGGCGATGGGGTCATTATCCATAACGGATAGACGCATGCAATCCGAAACGGATAGTTTTATGGCAACAAAAACGGGACGCTAAGTCCCGCAAATAGAACGACGCTCCGGCGACGCCCTCTACCTGGGCCTGCTCGCCATTTGAGCCGCCAGTCCCAGCAGGTATTCACGATCCACGCCAGCCGGTACGGCTCGCATGGCATCCAGCCACGCCTGCTCCTCGTCCGTCCTTGCCTCCTTCGTCGCGCCCTTGGCGGCCTCGTCTATCGTTAGCCCCAAAACCTCGCACAACCCTTGTAAATGCTCCATTTTCCGCGGCCTCCGCTCCCCATTGAACCAGTGGCCGACAACAGCGAGGCTTGGCGGCTTGATGCCGGGCGGCCACGGATAGTCTTGGAGCTTCTCCCAGACCTTTTCGTAGGTCAGCTCTAGCTCTAGTCGTCGGCCATTGAGGTTGTCGGAGAGTCGGCTCATGGGCTGCGACGGAACGGGGGTCTCCGAATCGTATAAATCGACGCTTGACAGCGCCTATCCGACACGGATAATGCATGACTATCCGAATCGGATAGATGGACTGCATGAACGCGCGGGACTACCTCTGCACATATATCGACAGCCACGGTGGCATTGCGGCTACGGCTGCACGGCTCGGCGTCGCGTATTCGACCCTTGCGTCAATCCGCAACGGCTATCGGGGCATCTCGACGCGGATGGCTACCAGGATGGCGCAGGCCGATCCGTTCCTCGACGCCAACCGGCTCGTCTGGGTCCGCGCGACCAAGAAAGATGCCAAGCGCTCCGCCGCCTCTGTGGGGGTGGTGAATGTCGGTTAATCCCCTACCGCAGCTTCGGAAATACCTCGCCAGAGGTAGGCATGCAGTCGGCTCTTTGTGGCGCGCCATATCCAGCGAATCCACAGCCCAAGACAAGTGGCCAGCGATACGCCGACAACTCCAAGCAGCACACCGTGCCGAGATTGAGCAAATCGTAGAAGCCCATCTAGAGCGGCTTGGGGTTCTGCCTGAAAGGCCCAAAGCGCAAATAGCGCAAGCGTCGCCAGAGTCAGGTGAAACACCATGAACGCCAGTGCTGCGACGACAAATGCCAGCCGCGCCGAGAGCGTGTGCAGCAGCTCGAAGTGGTTCATTCGGACTCCCCGTTGTCTGGGCAAATCCTACACCGGCCACGGCCCGGAGGCCGCCTGAGTGGCCATCACCCCGCGCTCCCGCTACTTCACGCTGGCTCACCGCTATGTCTCGGTGGCGATCTACAACGGCGACCTGCCGCGTCTGGATGGCTTGATCCCATGCGAGGACTGCGGCCGGCCGGCGCAGGAGTATGACCACCGCGACTACAAGAAGCCGCTGGAGGTCTCGCCGGTCTGCCGCGAATGCAACGCTGCCCGCGGACCTGGCCTGCATCATGATCCGGTTGAGACAGCAATGAAGCCGCTGACCTTGCGCCAGCGGTTCGACTGCGGAATCCGCGGCGTGGCCATGGGGATGCATATGACCCCGGCGGCTCGATTCGACTGCGGCACAGGATTTCAGGGCGTCGGCCCCGCCCCCTCGGAGTCCGAGCAGAAGGTGGGGGTGGCCTGATGTCAGGCTCACCAGTCCCGGGTGAATTGACTGCCGCCGCCGATGGGCTGCGAGAAGTCCCCGACGCGCTGCACGGGGACGCTGGTCGAGCAGGCCGGGCAGTCCAGGCTGATGCCGTGCCTGGGGATCAGGATCGCGAGAACGCCGCGGTTGTCCAGGCAGTTCTGACAGACGTAATGCGGGGGCTCGCTGGGGTCCACTCCGATTTCGCCAAGCTTTGCCGGCGGCTTCAAGCGGAACACCACCGCTTCGCTGGCAAGGGCGAATGGCGCGTACTTTTCGCGCTGCAATCTCAGGCGCTTCAACTCGGCCAACTCCTCCTTCACCTGCCGAAGTTCCGTGCGGAGATTGTCGATCTCGGTGATTTGAGTAGCGAGTCGCTCCTGTGCGTCGAGGAGTTTTGCCGTGGCATCGGCAATTGCGGTTGCAGTAGCAACGTAGTCCCTGACCTCCAGAGCCGCCCGCGCGGCGTTGAGCGCATTGAGGCCCGGGATGACAACTGACGCAATCTGGCTCAAGTCCATGTCCGTCTCCGGTAGTGGTGGTGGGGTCGTGCTCCCATCCTACCGGCAGGCGGGCTTCCTGGCCGGCCACTTAGCGGCCCCTGCGCAGCATGCGCCAGGCGATGTGCTGGCCGTCGCGCCGCAGGGCGAACCAATTCCCGCAAACCCGCAGCAGGAACACCACGTTCGCGGGCGCTGTACGCACTGAATTGAGCATCGGCTGGGCCTCCGTTTCGGACCCGGCCATTCTTCGGTCTCCGACCGAAAACGACTGACAACAAGGGTTTTCGCTCATGGTCACAGCGGCATCCGGCCAACTCAGCCTGAACTTCGAACCGGGCCTATCACGCAAGCACGGGTCGCTCCGGCGCTGCGTCGCGCAGCTGGTCTACCGGCACGATCTGAACCGCTGCGCCATCGCTGCGGACGAGTCGCCGGGCAATTTCAGCAAGTCGCTCGGCGACCGATCCAAAGGCGATACCACGGCCCGGCGCTTCGACATCGACGCGCTGGAAGCAGTCATGGACGAGACCGGCGACTACACGCCGATCTACTACCTGATCGACAAGTACCTGCGCGACGAGGACGCCAAGAAGCGGCAGGCCATCGATGCGCTCGGCTTGGCGATGCCGGAAATCATGCGACTGCTGAAGCAGGCGGGGGCGATGGAATGACCCACATCGCCTACCACCGCACCACCGACCTGACCCAAGCCCAGCACATCGCAGCGGCTACAGCAGCCAGCAAGCAGGACGCTTGGATCCTGGCGATATTTCGCTCGGTCCCGCGCCCCATGACCGCGCTGGAGGCGCACCAGTGGAGCCAGGACGCCGATCACCATTGGCCCGAGGGCAGCACCCGCCGCGCCGTGACGAACCTCTACAAGGCCGGTCTGCTGGTCAAGCTCGGCACGGTCGAGGGCCGCTACCCCGGCGCACCGCACCACCTGTACGCGCTGCCGGAAGGGCAGGGGGAGTTGTTCGTGGGGAGGGCGGCGTGATGCGGCGCACGCAATACACCATGGAGACATGCCCCCCCCCCCGGCGTGGCATCGACCAGGATCCTGGTCGCTATGCGGATCGCACTCCGGTTCCAGCACCGGACGCCCAGGCCACAGGAGCTGATGGCCGAGTTCGGGATGAGCCTCCCCACAGCCTACAGATGGATAGCCGCCATGCGCGCAGCCAAGGGGGAGGCATGATCGCCCGCCTCTCCGACTGGCTGCGCGAACGCAGGATCGCCCACCTACGCCAGCAGTTCGCCACCGCCTACACCATCGCCGACCGGCGCCGCCTGTGGCTCCGGCTGCGCGACGAGATCAACGACCGCTCGCCCGACCAGGTGCAGCGCATGGAGCGCGCCCGAGGGCTCGCAAGGAGTCCCGAGTAATGGCCAGGATCAGAACGATCAAGCCGGAGTTTTTCACTAGCGAACAACTCGCCGAATGTTCTCCGAATGCTCGGCTACTGTTCATCGGAATGTGGTGCTTCTGCGACGACCAGGGGATACACCCCGCGTCGCCGGCCCGCTTGAAGATGGAGGTGTACCCCGGCGACGACTTCACCAGGGACCAGGTGGCCGACATGGCCGACGAGCTGGTCAGGCACGGCTTGCTGCACGAATACGAGGTCGAAGGAGAGAAATACTGGCTTGTGACGGGCTGGAAGCACCAAAAAATCGACAAGCCGTCCAAGAAGTATCCGCTACCTCTCGCGGATAATTCGGCGAATGGTAGTGTAGCGGGAGACGACTCCTCACCCCCGGAAGGGAAGGGAGGGGATGTAGAAGGGAAAGGAGAGGAAGGGAGTAAAGCTTCTTCCGCTGCGCGGAAACGCGCGCCCCAGAAGCACCCGCTTCCCGAGGACTTCGGAATCTCCGAGCGCGTCCGGGCCTGGGCGGCCGAGAAGGGCCACGACCGCCTGGACAAGCATCTGGAATCCTTCCGGACCAAGGCGCAGGCCAAGGGCTACACCTACGCCGACTGGGACGCTGCGTTCATGGAGGCGGTCCGCGAGAACTGGGCCAAGCTGCCACCGGCGGCCAACGTCGTGCCGCTGGAGCAGCGCCCCGGCGGCGGGAGGCGAGAACTGTGACCGAATCCCCCGCATTCGCCGAGGAGGCCGTGCTGGCCGGCGTCATGGCCCGAAACGAGGCGCTCCACGATATCGCAGCGTTCACCACCGCGGCGCAGTTCACCAGCCCGATGCGGCGCGACCTGTGGGCCGCGATCCGGGAGCGCGTGCTGGCTGGTGAGCCTGCCGACCCGGTGACCATCTGCGACGCGTTGCCGCAGTACGGCGCCGACGTGATCGACCTGGCGTCGAACGTGGCCACTGGCGGCAATGTCGCCGCCTACGCCGCCATCGTCCGCGAGAACTGGCGGATGCGCGAGGCTGGAACCATCGGCCAGCGGCTGCTGCTGGGCGCCAGGGACCGCGACCCGGAATCGGTCGATGCCGCCATTGCCGCGCTGATGGCGCTGAACGCCGAATCGACGGAACACGAGTTCACCGGCAAGCAGATCGTGGCGATGGCGATGCAGGTGGCGCAGGCCGCGTTCGAGAACGGCGGCAAGCTGCCGGGCATCACCACCGGCCTGGACGAACTGGACGAAATCCTGGGTGGCTGGCACGACTCGGACCTGACCATCGTCGGCGGCCGGCCTGCGATGGGCAAGACGGCGTTCCTGCTGGGCGTGGCCGAGGCTGCCGCTGCTGCCGGCGCCAGGGTCGGGCTGATCTCGGCTGAGCAGCCGGCGGTGCAGCTTGGCATTCGCCGCGTGGCGCTGGCCTCCGGCGTGGGCGCCGTGTCGATCCGCTCCGGTCGGATCCACGACGAGGAGTGGAGCAAGCTCACCACCGGCATCCGCAACACTGCCGGCCACGACATCCGCGTCTACGACCGCAGCGCCATCACCCTGGACGAGCTGATTGGCATCGCCCGCAAGTGGCGCCACAGCCACGGGATCACGGCCCTGTTCGTGGACTACGCCCAGCGCATCACGGTGCCCGGTGTCGATCGCGTGACCGAGGTGTCGCTGATCGCCCGGGGTCTCAAGAACCTGGCGCGCGACCTGAATATCCCCGTGGTGTGCCTAGCCCAGGTGGTCAAGGGCGTGGATCAGCGGCAGGACAAGCGGCCGACCGCTGGCGACTTGGCCAACTCCGACGAGCTGACCCGTGAAGCGGACCAAATCCTGATGCTCTACCGGGATGAGGTCTACAACCCCAAGTCGCCCGACCCGGGAGTGGCCGAAATCCTGATCGAGAAGAACCGGCACGGGCCTACCGGGTACAAGCGCGTGCGCTTCGTGCCGGAAACCATGGCGTTCCAGTCGTTCGCCCGTAGCCACGAATGGGAGAGCGCCGCATGACGCCGGAACAGTACCACCGCGCCGAGGACGCAGGCCGAGCGGCGCGCCGTGCTGGCCGAGGTCGTGACACCTGCCCGCTGTACGGCATGGGCCGCGACGAGGCGCTGCTGCGGGAGGCGTGGTGGAACGGCTATGACGCGCAGGACGCCGAGATCGGGAAGCCGAAGGGGAGGGCCCGTGGCTGAGAACGTAGTCACCCTGCCGCCGAAGGACCGAGAGGCGGCCATCGCCCGCTTGTCGGAGATCCTGAGGTTCTTCCAGGCCGGCAAGCCGGTCAACGTGAAGATGACCATTGCTCGCCCGGAGCGCACCCCGCCTCAACTGCGCTACCTGTGGGGTGTGGCGATCCGCATGTTGTCCGACCACGGCGGCTATGAGCCGGAGGATGTGCATGAGTACCTGTGCGGATCGTTCTGGGGTTGGCGCCCGAAGAAGCTGCCCGGCGGTCGCACGGAGGACGTGCCGATCCGCAGCACGACGATGGACGCGGATGGCAACCGAGACGTGATCGACGGCGAGGAGTTCTGGCGCTACGTCGAGTTTGTGCAGCGGGTAGGTGCGCGGGCTGGCGTGGTCATCCCCGACCCGGATCCGGGCTACAAGATTGGGAGGGCGGCCTGATGCGCCTTCTCTGGACCATCGGCGACTGCGTATTCGAGCGCGGCCCGTGCGGGTCGATGCGCTGCTATTCGGGGGAGGCCGCCGAGGTGATGCGGCTGGTGCTGGCGTATTCGCGGAGGCGCAACTGATGCGCTCCAAGAACTCCAAGCCCATGACCCGAGCCGAAGCGGCGCATGTCGAGGCGGTCAAGCTGCTGCCGTGCAGCGTCTGCGATTCACCCGGGCCAAGCGACGCCCACCACATTAAGCAGGGCCAGCACTTCACCGTGGTCGCCCTGTGCAAGGACTGCCACCAGGGCAGCTTCAACGGAATCCACGGCCAGCGCCGCATGTGGCTGGTCCGCAAGATGGACGAACTGGACGCACTGGCAGTGACGCTGGGCCGGCTGCACGGGACGATGGGAGTGGCCGCATGACCGCCCGAGTTGACGCATCGCGCGCGCACGAGGTCACACTTCCGCTACGGACGAAGGGTCCGAACGGCGGCCACGAGCATTGGCGAACGGTCCATCGCCGCCGCAAGGCCGAGCGTGCCGATGCCTGCCTCGTGGTCCGGCCGATCGCCCGGCGCGTGGGCCTGCCTACAGTGGTGCGGCTGGTTCGCCTGTCCGCTGGCGAGCTGGACGACGACAACCTGCGCGGCGCGCTCAAGGGAATCCGCGACGGCGTAGCCGATGCGTTCGAGGTGGCCGACAACGACCCGGGGCTTCGCTGGGAGTACGGGCAGGAGCGGGCGCCTCGGGGCGTCTTTGGGGTGCGGATCGAGGTCACAGGAGGCCCGGCATGACGCCCGCCGATATGGCTCTACTGACCGACGACCAGCTACGGCTCCTGGCCCGCGTGGCGCAGCAGTTCGCCAGCCTGGATCAGCGACGGGCCAGCAGGAGCCGACAGCCAGACGACCCACGGAAGCTCAGCGCGGCCCGCTACCAGCGGCAGGCCGACCGGATGCGGAAGATGATCAAACAGAGGAAGCGCGATGTCGAACGTTCGTGAACTTGCCGGCGACCTGCACCCCGAGGGTGCCGGCGCGCTGGGCTTCGTGGAACCGGGCCTGGGTCGCCTCGTATTCGAGGTGTGCTGGACGCCATCGGGGCACCTGCTGCGCGGGAAGCTGCATGAGGCCGTGGTGGAGTTGGTGCTGCCCGAGATAGGCCGGCAGACCAAGCAGCTGGTCGAGGCTCACCTGGACGTGCAACTGGCCGAGGCTGCGCTGGCATGGAGCAGGGCCCCCAAGCCGGAGCAGCGGATGGCCGTTGACCGGGCCCGGGGCAGGCTGGGTGCCCTACGGGCGCAGGCGTGGCCCCGGACGACGCTGGAAAGCCTGCCGGCGCTGACAGTGGCGGCGGTGCGGGAGATTGCCCTCAAGAACCATTGCGCGTGCTGCGAGGGCAGGGGGCAGGTGCTGGTGGGCGACCTGCTGACACCATGTGCCGCCTGCAACAGCCGGGGCGTGGTCCCGATGAGTGACAGGAAGCGGGCGGCGGCCATCGGGAAGAACGAATCCGTCTATCGCCGGCACTGGCGCCATGCCTACGAATGGCTGCACGCGCACCTATGGGACGCGGAGCAGCAGGCGGCCCGAGAGACCGTGGCGGCATTGATGGAGGGTGCGGCAGTGACACAGCCGCAGTCTGTGGGGTAGAAAGTCTACAGTCGCCCGGCCTAACCGCTGGGCGTTCATATTTCCTGGGTTGGGGAGGCGAACGGCCCCCTAGGCGAGTTCCGGCAGAGAGCCGGATGCCCAGACCAAATTGCAGCAAGCGCAGGGTTTGTAGAGGTCGCCCCTTGGGCGTCAAGCCGAAAGGCCCGGATCCTCGAACCTGGGGCTGCAACCTTCCCGCCCGCCAACCCTCACCGGACCGAACCCACTCAGCCAGCCGGCTGCGGTGGCGGGCACCCTTTCTCAAGCTCCCCGCCTGGCCGGCGCTGGTCCGGCGGGGTTCTTTTTGCACGTACAGGGGACACCGTGAAAGACCATGCCGCCGACGTCAGCATCGGACTGCTCAAGAGCGTCCCGTCAGTGGGCGCGATCCTGATTTGGGCGTCTGGGCTGACGATTGAGAAGGGCGTGGCCCTGATGGGCGGGGCGTTCATCGCGCTACAAGCGGCGTACCTACTGTGGCGCTGGCGGCGCGAGGCGAGACGTGACCGTGACTGACAAGCCGATCAACACCAAGGCGGTCGGCGGCGGGATCGCGGCCGTCGCGTTGGCGGGTGCGCTGGCGCTGGCGGCTCCGATCATCCAGCGCTGGGAGGGTGTGCGGTACGAGCCCTACCGGGACAGCGTGGGCGTGCTGACGGTCTGCTACGGGCACACCAAGACCGTCCAATCTGGCAAGCGGTATACCAAGGCCGAGTGTGACGCCCTGCTGGCGGCCGACATGGCCGAGGCCAACGGCTACGTGCGCCAGTGCATCGGGGTGCCGATGTTGCGCCAGGTCGAGGCTTCGCTGACCAGTGCGGTATTCAACCTCGGGCCGCAGGTCGTGTGCGGCTCGACCCTACAGCGCAAGGCCGGGGCCAACGACTGGCCGGGCGCCTGCGCAGAGCTTTCCCGCTGGGACAAGGCGGGTGGGCGCCAGCTGAAGGGGCTGGTCCTGCGCCGGGATGATGAGCGCGCCCTGTGCGAGGGACGCGCCCTATGGGGTGGTACGTGAGCCTGCCGCCGCGGGTGAAGTTCCGGGCCATCGACCCACTACAGGACTACTACCAGGACCGTGACGGCAACCGCTGGTCGGTGGCGCGGCTGGTCGATGACGCCAAGGATCTGCCGGTGTTCGAGGTGCCGCTGGCGGCGCTGGACCTGACCGGCCGACCGTGGGATGGCGACAGCCTGTTCGACCTCGCGTTCCACGTGAAGAAGTGCATGGAGGCGGACCTGAGCTGCCCGATCCTGCTGGACTGGAACGGTTGCATCGCTGACGGCCGTCACCGCGTCCTGAAAGCTATCGCCACCGGCAAGCGGACGATCAAGGCCCGCCGGATGACCTGGAAACCAGGACCGTGCCGGAAGGCAGAGGAGCCCCGATGAGCAAGACCACTATGCGTGCCAAGTTCGCTGTCGCCCAGGTCGAGAAGCTGGAGACCGGCGAGCGCATCTCCTTCCATGCCGTTGGCAGGTCAGGCACCTATCCGGAGGACGGCAGCGACGAGGACAACTCGTTCGCCAAGTTCACCCCATCGGCGGACCTGACCATCTACATCGCCAATCCGGCGCTTTTCGGTCAGTTCGATGCCGGTCAGAAGTACTACGCAGACTTCACCAGGGCGGATGGCTGAGGTGAACCGCATCGCCGTCGCCATCGTGCTGTTCGTCCTGTGGACCCTGGGAGCCGCCTGGCTCGGCTGGGAGTACCGGGACCGCAGCGCCGATATCAAAAAGCTCCGGGCCGACCTGCAATACGCCAGCGATGCCAACGACGCGCTTGTCGAGACCATCAATGCCGAGCGGGTCAAGGCACGGACCCTCGCCGACATCGGCGCCCAACACGAAGAGGACCGCCGCGATGCGGAAACCGTACCTGCTGCCGTTGCTGCTGACCTGCGCGATGGCAATCTCCGGCTGCGCCGCGAATGGGCGGGCTGTGAAACCCAGCGTCTGTCCGACGCTGCCACCGCCACCCGCGAACGTGATGCGCTCGCCGCAAGCCGAGACGAGGCTGCGGGCCGAATTGTTCGAATCGGCCGAGACGCCGACGACCAGCTCCGAGCCTGCCAAGCCGTGATCCTTGCCGACAGGAGCAAGCCATGACGTGGGTTCCGCTACAGGACTCCGATCTGGCTGTCTCCTTCGTTTCGCTAGGAGCGGCAACGATCTCCGGAAGTATTGTTTCTGCAAGCGCGAGCCAGAACGCAAGCTGGAGCATTGAGAACGGAACAGGGGGAGCACTGAGGTTCAGGGTAACCGCTCTGGCATACGAGCTTCTGACCGAATGGAGTGACCCTGCACGGTTCGACTGGACCCTGCCTAGTGGAACTGCTCAGTCAGTGGTGAATCTGGCAGACCCTGGGTTCTCCCCCACGCAATTCGAGGGGATGACTCGGCCTGGTGCTGTCTCCTACGCCCAGGCGGGGTACGGTGAGGGCTCGGCGCAGGAGACGTACCAGTTCCTGGTGGAGGTATGGCAAGGCGGCGGCTGCCAGGAACTTGGGCGCACGACCCGGGCCTACGTCTCAGGCTATGACCGCGCGCGGATCCATCAGGTTCGCGTTCGCCGGCAAGAGCGGCGGTGCCTGGTGGCCGACTACAACGGGGCCATCCCTCCGAGCAGGAGCATCGTGGCGGCCGAGTGGCGCTGTACGTCGCCCTGGGTCGCAAGGATGGAGGCTCCCGTGATCAATGACCGAGAGGCGCAGGTCACGGCGGACTTCCAGTTCGGCGGGTTCTGCGCCATTCGCTGTACCGCAACACTGGACAACGGCGAGGTCTATTCGCAGGTGTTCGAGTGCCAGGTCCGTGACTCCCCGGGATTCTTCGAGGACGTGCCCATTAATGCTGGGTCGTTTGTTGTGAGGGTTGAGGCATGAGGCTAAAGGTGTTCTACAGGCCGCTCATGTGTTATCGCGCCTGGAAGATTGTGCCGAGCTACATCCCCTATGCGGGGACCAGGCGCCCGTGCTGGATGGGCATCTGGGCACGGTTCGGATGGCGATATGTGTCCATGGGGCTCCAGTTCGATCCCAGGTGAAGCCATGAATATCGACCAAACCATAGCCGATGAGATCATCGGCCGCATTGCAAACGGCGAGCCACTGCGCGCGATCCTGCGCAGCGACGAGAGGTTCCCGTCGCACACCTGGTTCTATAAGTGGCTGGAGGCCGATGCCGAGCTGAAAGCGATGTTCCGGGCCGCGCGCGACGCTGGGTTCGATGTCATTGCGGAGGATTGCCTGCGAATCGCCGACACGCCATTGGAGGGCGTCACCGAGAAGTACGAGCGGGTCATGATCGACAACCCCGACGAGCCGGGCGGCGAAGCTGTCGAGGAGTTCAAGCTGACCGAACGCAAGGTCGAAGACATGCTCGGCCATCGCAAGTTGCAGATCGAGACCCGACTCAAGCTGCTGGCGAAATGGGACCCGCGGCGGTACGGGGACAAGATCGACCTGAACCATGGTGGTTCGCTCGCAACGAGCCTAACTGTACGTTTTCGCCGCAGCAAGAAGTCTGGCGATGACGCAGGAGGTTGAGTTCCCTGACAAGTTGCAGCCGCTATTCCGGCCGCACCGCTACAAGGTGGCGTATGGAGGCCGAGGCGGTGCCAAGTCCTGGGGGTTCGCCCGGGCGCTGCTGATCAAAGGGGCCGAGAGGCCCCTTCGAATTTTGTGTACCCGAGAGATTCAGAAGTCGATCAAGGATTCGGTGCACAAGCTTCTGGGCGACCAAATCCAGGCGCTAGGGCTGGGCGATTTCTACGAGGTGCAGGCGGCGGTGATCAAAGGCGCCAACGGGACCGAGTTCCTGTTCGCTGGCCTGTCGGACCTGACGTCTGAGTCTATCAAGTCGTTCGAGGGTGTGGATATCGTCTGGTGCGAGGAGGCGCAGGCGATCAGCAAGAGAAGCTGGGACATCCTGATCCCGACCATTCGCAAGGATGGGTCGGAAATCTGGATCAGCATGAATCCGGAGTTGGACACGGACGAAACGTGGACCCGGTTCGTTCAGTCTCCGCCGCCTGACTCGGCGCTGATGCAAATCAACTGGCGCGACAACCCATGGTTCCCGGAGGTTTTGGAGCAGGAGCGCTTGCACGCGCAGGCATCCATGCCCAAGGCCGACTACGAGAACATATGGGATGGCAAGTGCCGTCCGGCTGCGATTGGCGCCATCTACGCCGACGAAGTGGCCGAAATGGTCGCTACGGGCCGGCTATGCGATGTGGTGTATGACCCGGCGCTCAAGGTCCATGTGGTGTGGGATCTGGGCTGGAACGATGCCATGTCGCTGGTGCTGGTGCAGCGGCATCTGTCAACGCTCCGGGTGATCGAGTACCTGGAGGACAGCCACAAAACGCTGGACTGGTGGTCGTCAGAGCTTCGGACGCGCCGGTACAACTGGGGCAAGCTCTGGCTGCCGCATGACGGCGCCCATGGCGACTACAAAACCGGCAAGAGTGCCAAGCAGATATTGGAGGCGTTGGGCTGGGAAGTGGAGATCACGCCCAGCCAGCCGATGGAGACCGGCATCCGATCTGCCCGTATGGCGCTGGCGCAGACGTATCTGGACAAGACCAAGGCGGCGCGGCTGTTGGAGTGTTTGAAGCGCTATCGGCGCACCTTGCCGCAGACCGGCGAACCTGGCCGGCCGATGCACGACGAATGGAGCCACGGGGCGGATGCTTTCAGGTACACGGCTATCAATGCCGAGAGCCTGACGAACGTCATGGGCGTGCCCAAGCTCAACTTCACGACCCAATTCACGCACGGGGCCACGGCTCCGGGCTTCACGATGGACTGGTGACATGGCAAAGCTAGCAGACCGGGACCAGTTCACTCGCACGATGTTGCAACGGGCGTCGGATGCGTTCTCCTTCGACGCCGATCAGCGGCGCAGGGTGAAGGAGGATATGGAGTTCGCGTTCGTTTCCGGGAACCAGTGGGATGCCCACCTGACCAAGAAGCGGCGCAACCGTCCGTGCTATGAGTTTAACCGCATTCGGCAGCTGATTCGCAGGGTCACTGGGCAGCAGTTGAAGAACAAGCCCCAGATCAAGGTCAGGGCGGCTGAGGACGGGGACGTTGATACCGCCGATATCTACAACGGCCTGATCAAGAACATCGAGGTTCAGTCTTCCGCGGAGAATGCCTACGACACCGCATTCCAATGGTCATGTGGTGGTGGATATGGCGTTCTTCGGGCTGTCGCAGAGTATGAGCCTGGAGACACGTTCGACCAGTGCTTGAAGGTCAAGACCGTTCAAGACCCGTTGACGGTATTCCCCGATCCAGCGTCCCGTGAACTGGACTGGTCGGATGCCAAGTTCATCTTCGTGACTGAGGTCATTCCGCGCTCGGAGTTCAAAAGTCGCTGGCCGAAGCAGCCGGTGGTGGATTTCAGCCTTGGCAAGCTTGACGACTTCGACCGCCAGTGGTGGTTCAAGGACACGGTTCGCATCGCCGAATACTGGTATATCGAGGACGAGAAGCGGACGATCTACCTGCTTGACGACGGAACTGTGGTTGATTCGGAGGAGTTCGATCCGATCAAGGATGAGGCAGCGAACCCGCCGATTGACCCCGAAACGGGGCAGCCCGAGTACCCGCCGCTGACGATCAAGGCCGAGCGCGAGGTCACCCGCCCAGCCATCTATTCCGCTCTCGTCTCCGGCGCAGGCGTGCTTGAGAAGCCGACCAAGTGGGGCGGCACGATGATCCCGATTGTCCCGCAATGGGGCGATGTGGTGACCATCGACGGAAAGAAGATCTACTCCGGAATGACCCGGTTCGGGAAAGATGCCCAGCGCATCCATAACTTCGAGTTGTCCACCCTGATTGAGGTGGTTGCCAAGCTGCCCAATAGTCCGCTCACAGCGACGCCGAAGATGGTGGAAGGCCTAGAGAGCTACTACGAGCGCATGGGATATGACGACCCGCCTGTGCTGCTGTTCAACGCCGATCCCTTGGCGGCGGGGATGGCCCCTCAGCGGCAACCGCCAGCCCAGTTCCCTGCGGCTCTGGCCAACATATCGGCTATCGCTACGGATGAGCTTAAATCCAATCTTGGCGTCCACGACGCCAGTATCGGCGCCCGTACCAACGAGACCAGCGGCAGAGCGATCCTAGCCCGGCAATCCGAAGGGGAGATTGCGAACTTCGTCTACATCGACAACCAGGTCAAGACGCTCAAGCGCCTTGGCGAGGTTCTCGTGGACGCGATCCCGAGCTACTACGACGCCGAGCGATCGATCAGGATTCTTGGCGAGGATGGCGCGGAGAAGTTCGTTCGGGTCAATCGCCCGATGCGAGACGAGCAGACCGGGCAGGTCCATATCGTCAACGATCTGAGCCGCGGGCGGTTCGACGTGACGGTCACTGTTGGCAAGGGCTTTGACACTGCGCGCATGGAGCTTGCCGAGGCCGCGCAGGCGCTTTCCGCCCAACCCGGTCCGTTCGGCGCGCTGGGCCAGTTCCTGCTGCTCAAGACCCTGGACCTTCCTGGCATGGACGAGTATGTCGCCGCCGCCCGAAAGCTGCTGGTGGCACAGGGTCTGCTGGAACCCGGCAAGGGCGACCAACCGCCGCAGCCGCCACCGCCCAACCCGAAGGACGTGGCCGCGGCCGAGAGGGACGCCGCGGGTGCCCGCAAGGCCAACGCCGATGCCGATCAAACCGAACTGGAGACGCAGATCACCGCGTACCGATTCGGCGAGGTAGTGGGCGCTGGTCCACCGCAAATACAACCGAATGTCCAAGACCAAGCCCCGGAAGGGGCTTCTTTTATGGGCAACGGGCAGTACCCGCCGCAGTAGCGGCACCGCACCGGACGGCATTCCGGGCTACACGATCCGAGGATCGCAATGACTGACCAGACCCAAGCTGCGGCGCCTGCCGCGGAGGCGGCAACGCCTGTCGAGATGAAAAGCAAGGCCGTGCCGAGCGTTGTGCCGGCCGAGCCCAAGGAAGCACCGGCAACGGCTGCGCAGGACGTGCAGCCCGTTGCCACCGCAACCGAGAGCGAGGACGACGACGTAGAGGCGGAACACCCCGAGGACGCGGCGACTTCGGACCGGGACGGTGCACCGGGCAAGCCCAAGAACAAGGGCGTTGGCAAGCGCATCAACGAGTTGACGAAGGAAAAGCACGACGCACTCCGCGAGCGGGACTACTGGCGAGAGCAGGCGATTTCTGCCCAGAGGGGTAGTTCGACTGATGTGCCGGACGTACCGCAAGCGCAGGCGGCAGAGCCAGAGGGGCGCCCCAGGCTGGAGGACTTCAACTTCGATGTTGGAGCCCATGCAGAGGCTGTTGCGGAGTGGAAATTCCGCCAGCTTGAAGTGGAGCGCGATACCCATGCGCAGGTAAATGCGCGCCTGACCACATTGCGTGAGAAGGAGTCGGCCTTTGAGGCCGAACACCCCAATTACCGCGATGTGGTCTACGCGCCGAACTTGCCGATCACGCAAGGCATGGCGGAGGCAATGCTGGGGACGGACAACGCCCCGGCGGTTGCGTATCACCTTGCCACGCACCTGGACGAAGCCGCCGCCATCGCTGCGCTTTCGCCGATCCAGCAGGCCATTGCCATAGGCCGGATCGACGCACGGCTCTCAGCGCCTCCTGCGCTCGCTGCCCCTTCGGCACCTCTTCCCAAGAAGACGACCAATGCCCCGCCGCCGCCAAAGACGGTCTCTGGCGCTGGTCAGCCGACTGTGACGGTTGATGACCCGAACATTTCGTCTGCACAGCGCATTGCCCTTTGGCGGCAGCAGCGGGCCAACCGCTAATCCAAAGGAATCACTCCAATGCCTAACGCATTTATCACTACCGACAAGGTGGCCGACTACGCGCTGATGAAGTTCAGCGAAAACGTCACCTTCCTCAAGGGCGTGAACCGGGAATACGACGACAGCTTTGGCCGCAAGGAGGCCAAGATCGGCGATACCCTGCGCGTTCCCGTCCCGCAGCACGGCTTGGTCCGCAAGGGCCGCATTGCCGATCCCAACCCGCTCCAGACCATCGTCCGCCCGGTGTCCGTGTTCGGCCAGCGAGGCATCGATGTGGTGTTCAACAGTGCCGAGATGGCGCTGGACATCGAGGAACTGGGCCGCCGTTACATCGACCAGCAGATCGCCGACCTCGTGGTCAGCATCGAGGCCGAGGTGTTGACGATGGCGATCCAGGCCACTCCGAACCAGACCGGCCCGGTCACGACCGACTTCACCAGTGCCAATGCCCTGTACTACGCCAACCTGGCTCGCAAGATCCAGGAGGACAACGGCGCGTTCAAGGGCACCAAGGAGATGCTGCTGTCCACCCCGGCCAACCTGCGGTTTGTCGATTCGCTCAAGGGCCTGTTCAACGCCCAGAAGCAGATCGCCGTGCAGTACGAGGAAGGCTACATGGGCCGTGCGGCCGGTTATGACTGGAACAGTTCCACGGTCATGCCCAAGCAGCTTCGCGGTACCGCCAATGGCGCGTACACGGTCACGGCGGGCCAGACCGGCTCGACCATCACCGTGGCGGCCGGTGCCGGCACCATCCTCAAGGGCGAGATCGTCACGTTCGCCGGTGTCAATGCGGTCCATCCGCAGACCAAGCAGGATCTGGGCTATCTGCGCCAGTTCGTAGTCACGGCCGATTACTCGGGCGGTGCGGGCAACATCAGCATCTTCCCGGCGTTGACCGCGACTGGATCGGAGCAGAACGTCACCAACCCGACCACCTCGGGCGGCGTGACCATTCCGGGCACGTCGGGCATCGCGCAGGATATCTCGCTGGCGTTCGTAAAGGATGCCTTCACCTTCGGCACCGTGGACCTGCCCGAGTACCCGGATCGTCCGTGCAGCCGTCGCGTGTTTGACGGCATTTCGATGCGCGTGGCGCAGGGTTCGGACATCATCAACGACCAGTTCATCATGCGCTTCGACATCATGTGCGCGTTTGGTGCCCTGCGTCCGGAGTTCGCCTGCCGCCTCGCTTCGCTCGGCTCGCTGAGCGCCCCGACCTAAAAGGAGAAATGACCCATGGCAACCCAACGTTCCACTGACAACATCGACGTTCCCAACCGCAGCAATACCGCATGGGCGACGTATCCGAGCGGCTACAACGGCGCCGGCTACAACCAGGCGTTCATTGCCGGTGCCACGGTCAATCCGTACCGCATCGTCAAGTTCAGCGCCAGCGGCGTGGTGATCCAGGGTGCGGCTGCGGCCGACGCCACCATCGGCATCAACCAGTCCCCGCAGGCAGCCAACGCCACTGAGCAGACGATGATCGCATTGTCGGGTCCGGGCCAGGTTGAGCTGGGCGGCAACGTGGCTCGTGGCGACCTGTTGACCACGGACACCGTGGGCAGGGCCGTTGTGTCGCTGGCCGCCCCGTCTGACCGCGTGATTGGCGTGGCGCTGGAATCCGGCTCGTCCGGTGCCTTCGTGCCGGTGCTGATCAGCCAGTCCAAGAACGGCGGCGTGACCTAAGTAGCACTCCCGGGGCCGGTTCGCCGGCCCCGGTTCACGTTAACGAAGCCCCGGCACGTCCGGGGCTTCTTCATTTTCGGAGTCGGCGATGACCCTTGTGGCGGATTTCGTCAAGGACGCTCTGTTGCTGATCCAGGCCACCGATGCCCGCCAGCCGGTCAAGGCGGTTGACATGACTTCCGGCATCCGCGCTCTGAATCGCCTTGTGCGACGGCTTGAGGCCAACGGGACGGCGCTTGGCTGGTCGGACGTGGCAAACCCATCGGACGCGCTCCCACTTCCGCCCGAGGCCGAAGCAGCGGTTCTGTACGCCTTGGCGATTGATCTAGCGCCGAGCTACGGGACTACGCCTATGCCAGAGGTAGTAGGCCGGGCCAACGACTACATGAACGACCTGAGGCGTGACCAGATGGTCGCCACGCCGATACAGCCGATTCTCGATGCCCCGCTCCCGGAGCGGTTCGGGTGGGGTGGATTTCGGAATGGGTGGGATGGCTGATGCGCAACGTTTCGATCCCATTGGTGGCGGGGTTCTATCAGGACCAGTCCCGCCCGTGGTCCCAGCAGGACGTGTGGAACTACATGCCCTGCAAGGCCGAGCGTGGAGGCACCCGCTCTCCGCTGATGCTCAAGACGCCGCCAGGGTTGTACCCGTGGCTTGAGATTCATGAGGAAACCGAAGGCGGCGATGTGCAGGTCGCCCCCCCTGTTCGTGGCATCCACGACGTTGAGGGGCGACTGTTCGCGGTTGCTGGAAGCGATTTGTATCGGATTGCGCAGAACACCGTGGAGGCGTCCCTGATCGGAGCAATCCCAGGCAATGGGCGCATCCAGATGGATCACAACCAGGTTCCTGGCGGGAACCAGTTGATGGTGACCAATGGGTCCGCTGGGTACGTGTTCGACACGGTGGAAGGGACGCTGACCAAGATCACCGATCCGGGATTCCCCGGGTCGGCGCTTGTCAAGTTCATGGATGGCTACATGATCGGCATCGACCCGGCAGGGCGGTTCGCGTTCAACAGCGCACCGGCCGATGCGATGAGCTACAACACGCTGGACCGCTGGACCTCCGAGTACAAGCCCGACCGGCTGGTGTCCATGGGCCGCGTCGGAGGCGACCTGCTGCTGCTGTCGGCGACTTCGGGAGAGTTCTACTCAAACACGGGTGAAGATCCCCAGCCGTTCCGGTCCAAGCGCATCTTCCTGGACCGCGGTTGCGCTGGTCCGTTCACAGTGGCCGAGGCCGACAGCACGGTGTTCTGGCTCGGGTCTGATGGATTCTTTTACCAGCTAGAAGGCTACGGAGCCAGGCGCATATCGACCCGGCCGGTGGAGCAGGCGATCCGTGGGCAGGATTGGTGGAACGCCTTTGCATCCGTGTGGGAGTCCGAGGGCCACACCTGTATTTGCTGGACATTCCTCAACGGGCACACCTGGATTTGGGATTGCTCGGAGCAGGAATGGCACCGCCGGGAATCGTATGGGCTGAACCGATGGCGGGTGAACTGCACGACCAAGAGCAATCGCCAGTGGTATGCCGGCGACTTCCAGCGCGGCCAAATCTGGCGCATCGACTGGGACTATCCGCGCGAGGGTAGCGATCCATTCGTATCTGGATTCGTCCAGCCCGTGATCCACGATGACGGGCACGATCTGATCCACAACCGGCTGGAACTGGCGATGGATACCGGCCACCTTGCCGATCCTGGCGCCGATCATGCCGTGCGAATGGCCTACAGCGACGACGGCCAAGCCAACTGGTCGGAATGGGATGCCGCAGACATTGGCGAGGTCGGCCAATACGACCTGCGCATCAACTGGACGCGCCTTGGGCGGTCACGCCAGCGGGTCTACAAGTTCACCTGCTCCAGCCCGCGCAAGCGCGATGTGCTGGCCTTGGTCGGCAGCTTTGCCGCTACTGAAACCTGAGGGTACTAGCCATGAGTATTTTCGCAGCCATTGCCGGCCCGCTGATTGGTGGCATTGGCAGCATGTATGCCGCCAAGAAGGGCGCCAAGGCGCAGCAGAAGGCGACCAATGAAGCCATTGCGGTACAGCGCGGGCAGTACGAGCAGGCCCGAAACGATCAGATGCCATGGCTTGATGCGGGGACCAATGCGCTAGCCAGGCAGCAGCAGGTCTTGGATGGAACCTACACCGGCTTCATGCAGTCTCCGGACTATCAGGCGGCGCTGGAGTCGGGTACTCGGCAACTTGACGCAGGCGCTACGGCCCGGGGCAACCTATGGGGCGGCGGTGCTGATGCCGACCGCATCAGGTTCGGGCAGAACCTGGCGACCCAGAACCTGAACAACTACTGGGCCAAGCTGGCAGGTATGTCCGGTGCGGGCCAGCAGTCTGCGCAGAGCTTGGGCGTCATGGGCCAGAACATGGCCAATAGCGTGGGCAAGGCGCTGATCGGTCAAGGCCAGGCGCGCGCGTCGGCCTACGCGGCGCAGGGGAATGCCTTCGCCGACATGGTGAACGGTGGCATTGGGGCATATGGCTACAAGAAGGGGTGGTGGTAATGGCCGACTTCTATGACATGAATGCCGCCATCCGGCCGCAGAACTACTTCGCCAGCTTCGTGCAGGGCCAACAGGCCGGGCGGCAGGCGCAGCTGTACCAGCAGGCGCAGGAGGACCGCAACTTCTTCCGGCAGATGGCGCCGCAGGTGATCGCCGGCAATCCGGATGCCACTGCCCAGGTGGCTGCGCGCAGCCCCGAGGTTGCCCAGTCCTACCAGGAAGCTGGCGATTCGCAGATGCGCAAGGTAAAGGGCATGGTCGACTACTTCGACCGGGCCCGGTCGTCAGGCAACCAGGCGGCGGTGCAGGGTGCATGGAAGCAGATCAGTCCGTACCTGGCCCAGATCACCGGGCAGCAGGTGCCCGAGCTTTACGATGAAGCCACCGAGGGGCCTGGTCTTGAGCAGTTGAAGGCGCAGTTGGCGGGACTGCCTGCGAGCGCTGTCAGCGGTGCCGTCCAGTCCACCTACGTTGACGGCGAAGGTAACCGTGTTGCCATCATGCGCGACGGTTCTACTCAGATCCTTGGGAGGAATGATGCCGGTGCAAACCAGCAGACCCTGACCATCGACGTGAATGGCGTCCCGACGCAGGTCACGTTCGACCGGCGCACGGGTCGCTACTCGAATGCGGTGATGGGGGGCGGCCAGCCGTCGCAGAGCTCCGGACCGCCTCCGGCGCAGCCGCCGCCGAACGTGGCGGGTGGACAGTCGCAGGACGACTTTGCTTCGAAGTCCGGAGAGGACTACTACCAGCAACTTATCGCGGCCGGCGTGCCGGACGAAGCCGCCACGGCTGCCGTAGGCGTGTACCTGACCAACCTGGAGCGCCGCGTGCCGTCGTTCGGCGGCGGCCAGCCTCCCGCAACTCAGCCGCGGCCTGTCCCACAGCGCGATCCAATCGTGTTTGACCCGATCAATGGCGGAATCCAGCAGCCCGGAATGCCACTTGTCGGCCGCCGCAAGGAGGACGAAGCCGCAGCCGTCGAGGCTGCCAAGATCGGTGCGCAGTTGGCGAACGCGCCAGCGGTGGCCGCAGCCGAGGCGGATGCAGCAAGGCAGAAGGAGGAAGCCACATCCGGGGTAGAGAGGGCTAAGAAGGTGCCTCAGTACCAGAACGTCGAACGCGGGCTAAATCGCATCCAGTCCGCACTCGCGAGCCTACAGGGCAGGATAGTCGACACCGGACCTGTTGACCAATGGGCCATGATGTTCACGCCCGAGGGCCAAGAGCTTACTGCTGCCGTAGGCGCGATCCAGAACGACATGCTCGCTCTGACCCGTGTTCCCGGCATCGGCTCACAGTCCGATTTGGAGGCGAAGATCGCCAATCTGAAATATCCGGATTTGCGCTATCACCCTCAAGTCAATGCAGCAAATCTCCAGCAGCTTAGGCGCTTCATCGAGGATTTGGGCCGCAGCCTGGGGGCCGCGCAGGGTGCGTCCAGATCTGACGCTCAGTCAGCCTCCACGATCCGCCTTCGCTATAACCCAGCCACCGGAGCAATCGAATAATGCCTATCGAAGTCGAAGGCCCGGATGGCGCGGTGATCGAGTTCCCTGACGGGACTGATCGAGCGACCATTCAGAAGGCGATGCAAGGTCGCTATCGTGGTCAACAGCAGCCTCGCAAGTGGTCGGACCCGGTGAACGTGGCTGACCTGCCGCAGAGCACGGCTAACCCGTCGTTGTTTCGCATGGATTCCGACTTTCGCGAACGGTCGGGAGTGGGTATGCCTGCAATGATTGGCGCCGCCGCCCGTGACATGTTCGTCGGCCGTGACAATGCAGCGCGGTATCTGGCCGAGAAGTCGGGCGGACAGGTGGGCGCGGATGAAACTGGCGCTCCGGTGGTCACGCTCCCCAACGGCCAGTCCTACCGTTTGAACGATGCCGGATTCGACCTGACCGATGCCGCGAATATCGCTGGCAATGCGGCTACTTTCTACGCTCCGGCTGCCGCTGCCGCTCGCTTGGGGCAGGCAAAGAACCTGGGGACGGGTACTCGGATGCTACTACAGGGTGCCGCTGCGGCTGGAACGGATGCAGGCTTGCAGGCCGGCGTGACCGGCGGCGACGTTGACCTGTCGAGGACTGCGGCAGCTGGCGCTGGCGGGGCTGGCGGTGAACTCTTGGGTACTGGCATTGGCGCTATCGGCAACCGGCTGACGACCGCTGGCCGGCGCGCGACCGGGGCCAATACCCAGCAGGCTCGTGCGCTCCTGGATCGGACGGGTGTCCAGAATGCGCCGCCCCCCATGCTGGCTCGCGTTGCAAACGGTATGGAGGAAGTCGCTGCCGGGGCCGACCCTAACGCGATCATGGGTCGGGAGTTGTTCGGGTTCCAATACACACAGGGCCAGCGCATGACGGACCCGGTGCGCAGGTTCGATCAACTATCCCGCGAGGAAGTTCTGCGGCAGAAGCCGGGGGCTGGCGGGGTGTTTGATGCTACGGCTCGCCACAACCGCGAAAGGTTGGGCGAGGCCGTGGACAACATCGGGTCAAGCCTTGGCGGCCGTCCGGGAGCCACGCCGGCCGAGCTTGCGCAAGGTGCGGCGCTGAGGGTCAGGGGGCAGGCAGACGCACTTGATGAGAGCGTACAAGCCGCCTACGAAGCCGCAGGCCGTGGTGGGCGTACCGCCGTGGGTGCCGATGCTGTGGGGGCGCTTCCTGGCCGCCTTCGGGCTGCTGTTGCCGATTACGGAGTAAACCCGGAGCTTCACCCAGCAGCTAGCCGGACCTTGGCACAGATCGGCGAGGCTGCACAGCTTGGCGACGACGTGAAGGGTGTGACGCTCAAGGCCATCGAAACCCAGCGCCGGATCATCAACAACAACATCGCCGCGGCGACCAATCCGGCCGACAGGGCGGCTACCACCGCGATCAAGCGCGAGTTTGACGGCTGGCTGGATGATGCTGTGGAAACGGCACTCGTGTCCGGCGACCCTGCCGCGCTTCAAGCGTTGAAGGACGCCCGCCAACTTCGCTTTGAGTATGGCCGCAGGTTCGAGGGAAAGGGCGAGGCGGATAAGTTCATTTCTGGACTTATGGACGGAAGCCGCACCCCGGAGGAACTGGTCAATATCGCCCTTGGCGCTTCCAGTGTGAGCAAGGCCGGGGGCGCCCGGTTTGTGGAGCGGTTGAAGGTTGCCTCCGGCAATGACCCAGAAGTGATCGGGGCGTTGCGTGCTGCACACTTCCAGCGCTTGGCCATTGGCCGCAACGGCGAACCATTGGACATGGGCAAGATCGTGTCCAACATCAAGGCCAGCGAGTACAGCAATGCCGGCATCGTCAAGGCGCTCTACAACCAGGCCGAGTGGGCGCAGATCATCGGGATGGCGAACGCACTGGAACCGCTGATCGCCAAGGGTGACTTTGCCCGCACGTCGGGATCTGGCGAGCGCGTGGCTCGAATGATGTTCTCGCGGATGGCTGCGAAGGTTCCGCTTCTTGGTGAGGCCGTGATCCAGCCGGTGCAGGCGGGCATGGCCTATAGGCAGGCGCAGAACGTGCTGAACAAGCCGCTGCGGTTGCCGGGGCGTGCGCCCACTGGATTCCAGCCCGTTAGCGCGGCTGCACTTGGGGAGACGGCGAACTAGAGCGGCGGAACGTCGTCGTACTCTTTCCAATGGGAACGGGCGACCCAGTACCCAATTAGGAAGCCAATCCCAAGAGCAGCAAGTACCGCAGCCCACCACAAGCCGAAAAATAGCATCGGCGCAAGAAGGGCGAGAAAAACAACCCAATGGAACACCTGGCTTTCACAGGACCAGATCAGCACCCGCCGCCAGCGGGGAAGGTGGGCGAGGGATTCGTACTCAGCCATCTCAAAACCATACCATACCCCCGTCCGGGGTCCAAAAAGCGAAACCCCCGAGGCTGGCCGGCCTGCGGGGGTTTCTTGTGTCCAACC